TACACAACCAGAGCCAAGCCGCCCCTGCCCGCGCAGGCAGGCGACAGGAAGCGCGTTTCCGTTCCCGTAATCAGACCTGAGTTAGAGCCAAGCAGGTCTGATTGCTTTGTGGGGAAGTGCTTTACACCAGGAACCCAAATACATCAATCGTCGCTGTACCCGCAGCCGTCGCGCCGGTGGATACTGTGATCTGGAATGTAGACGCCGCAGCCGCCTCCGTGTAACTTGTGTTATCAGTAGCATACAAAACTCGATAGGTTGTGTTAGCGGTGGTCATCCCCGATAAATCCACGCTTTGCCGCCAGCCTGTAAAATCATAATCTGTCCCGCCCGCCAAACTTGCGGAGTTATCCCGAATCACAACCACCATAATATAGGCTGTCTTTCCAGCAGGGACGGTATAAAGGGTTGTAGCCCCCGCCGTTTTCATGTCAACGCCGGTGGTAGTGGACAATTTCTGAAGCGTATATTTCAAGACAGTGGAAACCGCAGCGACATAATTCCCGGAAATAGGAATGAACTCCGCTCCTGTCAGCGTTGTCTTTTCGCCTGCTGACGCGCCTGTGCCTGTATCATCATCTATGTATCTTCTGCCTGCCATAATAATCTCCTACTAGGGGGATTGCATCCAATTAATCCTGTCGCCGTTATCCCAAACTATATAATCACCGTTATCCCAAATTAAATCCAGACCCAGTTCTGCCACCTCAGCCGGTCTATTGTTAGACCAGCCCCCGGCCACGATGCGCGAGACCGGATCGAAGGTTAGCGGCGCGGAAAGATTCGTTATCATCTCGCCTATGGCGTGGAAGCCGATGCCGTCAAATCCTATCATTTTAGCCACGCCTCTATCTGCACATCATTGATAATCGTGTTCGCGTTCGCGCCCAGGTGGTTATCGAATTGAAAGCTAACCGCCTGCGTAGTCGTAACATTGAACAGGAACGGGCCAAGAAAGATTGTGTCTGACAGGATGCCCATCGCGGTTGTGTATCCCTTGCGGGTTCCCTGCCCGTATTGGTTGCACTCGACATGAACGTAACCGTTGAAAGCCGACGCCGCGTCGAATGTGACCTGCATGGAGATACTCGCCCAGCATGGATAATTTATTGTGATTACGTCGCTTGCCAGCGTTGCCAGACCGTGTTCGTCTGTCCACTCGGTAGAAACATCCAGCAACGCATTATCCACCGTGTCATTGACCACCAATGTCGATCCGTAATAAGCCGCAAAGACCGGCAAGTCCTTGCGAGTAGGGCAGATATAGACTTCGGATAATCCTGTCAGGGTGATCTTTGCGCCCGCCGCTGTGCTACTTTCAACTGTTGTTCGCGCGAGTGTCTTTGTGCTGGTGGTATACGTCCCAACCCCGATCTCCGAATGCGTCGGGCGGTTCGTGGTCGTTGAATAGGTGATGATCCCATAGCGCACTACTTCCCCGGTCACTACGCCCGCCAAATCCCAAGTATTGCAGCCGGGAACAGCGCCGGTAAGGACACAATCGGATGTACCTGGGGTGGTTGAGTATTCGCGTGCTAGATTTCTATATGGCATAAGTTCTCCATGAGCTTTCTAAACGGGTGGGTTATTAACTCCGCGTAAGTCTTACTACTGTAGCAACCATGTGGGCACCAGACGTTCCAGCCGTGCCATAGGTAAAAGTGAGGGTATAACCGGATGCTAAATACCATGCAAAGGTGGTTGTAATCGTCTGGTTTTGCTGCGTTCCGTCTGCGGTATTCTTGTTATAGTAGTTCGTGACATAATAATGCGTCGTGCCGTTGTAAATGTCTACTGCTGTATCCTGATCTGTTGCCGCTGTTGGCATTTTGAAGGAACAGTGAAACGTTATCATGTAAAGCCCAGCCGCGGAGATTGAAATCACATTATCCCCAATGCATGACAGGGCAGTGCCAAGAGATGCGACTGTGGTGAACGCCGGGGGGCGCGCAGCAGATGAATCGTCCAATACAATGTAATCAGAAACACTGCCAGATAATGCCCCGCCCACTCCGCCGGTATTGGTAAACCCATATTGCAACACGCCGTTTTCGTCCATGACGACGAACGGGTAGGTATTGCCATCCGAGAGGGTGAAGCCGAGCGACGAGAAACTCACGCCGGGAGGCGGTATCAGCGTCCCGTACTCTGTTTGTGTCCAGCCCTCTACTCCCATATAGATGACATTGCCCACCCAGCCGACCTGCTGGGACAAATCCGAGAGTTGGTTCACCTGGACTATTGCCGCTTCCAATTCCGCTACTCTCTGTTCCAAACTCTTGATGCGGTTTAGCCCGTTTCCTGTGTAACTGACCAAATCAGATGGTGAGATGGCGCAGACGCCTGTATCCGTGGAAGAACCGCCGCCTCCGCCGCCCTCATTCACAATTGCCATTAGATGATCTCCAAATTGAGCGGCGCGTTATTTGTCAGGTCGTTGTAATCCAATGACAATATCCGCGCACTCGCCGCGAAGCCGAAGCCCCCGCCGGGCTTGAAACCAACTGCATTATCTCTCACGGTGACTGTGTTCCCCGCCGCTAGGCTGTCAAATGTCTTACCAATATCCAGCGCCACGCGGTGAAGTTTTATTCGTGGCGGCGAGTTATCCGCCATTGTTTGCGCGGCGTTGGCAAGGGATGTCTGGTCTGTGATGCCGGAAAAAACGATATTGGTTGCCAGTACCCCGTACTTATCCACTGACGCCTGATTAATCCCCTTCGCGAAATATCTACTTTCCTTCGTGCTTGCCTGGGAATATCCGTAAATGACGTTATAAGGCGTTCCCTGCTCGGTCAGGAGAGGCCCGCTGCCTTCAACATTGTCTCTCGTCAATTCCAGCCGGGTGACCGCGCCCTTGCTCCTGTACAGGTTGGCGTATAGTTGCAGATTACCGCGCCCGTCGATCTGCCCGGTCACGTCCCAATCCATGCCCGAATTCGCGCATAGTTTCTTGATGTGGTCATAGGCGGAGGTGGCGAGACTATCCCCGAACGTTTCGGGAATGTCCTCAATAACTCCCGGCTGAATGACAATATCATTAGTGATCATGTGCGCCATGTCCAACATCTGCTTAAACATCGATGCGGGCGTGCCGCTTATCTTGGTCAGGGGCATGGGGCGAAAGGTAAGGATTGCCTCCGCGCTGTATGCTGTTGCGTTCAAAATCTTATCCGGCCAATTCCGGTCAGGCAGGATGATACCGACCCAGTCCGGTAATTTCCCGTTTGCCGTTCCCGCCGCGTCTTTTGAGGGGATATGTTCCACGAACACAAGATTACCGTATTGCATGACCGTTTCTTCTTTCGGCGTGAACTTGTCCTTGAGATATTGCAAGCCGACCGAGAATTCCGCTTTGCCGAAGCCGTTCAGGAGCCACGATCTGGGCGTGGTGGGTGATTCTAGGTAGGCGAGGGGCTTGCAGAAGTGGTCAAAAACACGCAGATTACTAGGCATTATGTTATAATTACCCCCATCAATGAACCCCCGCGATGCTTGAACATCCGGGGGAATGACCAAGCACAGGAGGCTTGATATGAATAGTATACCGCACAAATATATTGATAGATTCTGGGGGCGGGTAGACAAAGAAAATTCCACAACTTTTTACAATGGCACAAGATGCTGGGAATGGGCAGGGACGGTTGGCAAAAAGGGCTATGGTGAAATTTGTTTTTACGATAGGGCGGAAAAAGCACACCGCGTATCATATAAACTAACCAAAGGCGACCCTTCTGATTTATTTGTCTGTCATCATTGCGATAATCGAAAATGTGTAAATCCAGACCATTTGTTTTTAGGAACACAACAAGACAATATGGATGATATGGTGAGAAAAGGTAGGGAGAAATATTACATTGGAGAACAAGCCCCAAGCCACAAACTAACAGGAAAACAAGTTGAAGAAATCCGTAAACTATACAATCCCAACAACGTGAGAGGCTGTAGCCTTCAAGGTTTGGCAGATAGATATGGCGTCGTAAAGACGACGATTTGGTACATAGTAAACGGTAAAACTTGGAGAGAATCACATGACTAAGAAATGGAAAATACTCGCAAGACATAAATGGGTAGCAGGCGCAACCATTACAGAGAGTATGTTGATTGACCCTGATCTTGGCTTTCGCCGCTTTACTGCAACTATTCGCGGATGGAATAACTGGCACATCTGGCAAGGCGAAACGTATCATCAAGAAATGAAGCCAAGAGTTGATGAGATTGTCCGCCGTATCAAGGAAATCAGAGAGCGCATTGACAGCAAAGATGAATCTGTATTTGCCGAAAAAGGTGCTTGGTAACATTAGAGCACCCTGTCGCGATGGATTACATGAATCGTTATTGCGTTGCTGCCCACATCATCCCATTGCAGCGTATTCGCACCTACGGAAAGGTCGAGCCACTCGCTACGGTCGGTTGACAAAGTAACATTGACCCTGCTCCCGTCCGAGAGATACGCGTCCTTCGTCTCGCAATCGATCGTCACCACATCGTTCAAAATGCACGGCACAGCGCACTTGATATACTCGCCGCTTGTATTGTTGGTGAGAGTAGCATCAAAGTAATATGCGGCGGCTTCAGCCCCGACCGCAATTGTGGGTAGGTTGGAACTCGAAAAGGTTATAGTCACTGTGTCGATTTGGACAAGCGCCATTTCGCTGATTGCAGATGACAGCAGGCCGTCAATCACGAAGCGGATCGCGGAGGGGTAGGGGGTGGCTAGTGATGTGGTCGTAGGACCAAAACTCTGCCACGTATAAGTCACAGTTGGAACAGCCTGGTTGTCGGCGGTAAACCATACGGCATTTGTTTGCAGATATTGCAGCCCGGCAATCGCGGGCCAGCTTCCAGACGCGTACTTATCACCAGAAAACAAAACAGTCGTGATCGTGGCGGGGTGTGAAAATATCCAATCAAGCGTTCCTGTCTCGTTCTGGACCTGAAAGTCTGCCGAGCCAATCAGCGCCAGCCCAAGCGACGTGGATGGGTCAGCAAAGGTATTATCCGGCGCGGTGTAGACATAAGATAACCCGGTGCGGGATGATAAGACCTCCCCCTTCCACATGCCCGTCCGGGCGCTGTCCGCATCGTAAAAGTTTGTGAACACCCAGGCCCCGTTTGTGGAGGCGAGCGAGAATATCGGCTTGTTATCATTGTCCACGTCTGGAGCAGTCAATGTACTATCCCCGTATAAAATCCAGATGTCATGCTCGATCCAGCGTACCGTTTTCGGTTGCGTGTGCGCCGCGATGGTTGTATCTTTTTTGGTACGTGTTACGCCTGTCAGTTGATAGGTTACCAGATTGACGCCCGTGAAGGTAAACGCCTCCGAATCAATCAGCACAACCTTATTAACCGCCGCCGCCATCGCGTGCAGGAATTCCAGGTTGGCCTTTGTCTTTGCAAACGTAATGGTGGTGATCGCCCCGGAGCCTGCGATAGATGTGTTGGTCGTCCCTTCCCGGCGCGGCCCCAGGTTCAGGTTGACCCAACATTTTGTATTTGCCGTGTCCATGTCCTGAAGCCATCTATCTACAAATATCCCATCCACGAGCACCAGGAAATCATCCCCGTCTGCCTGCATCTTGGCGGTTGTGAGCGTTGCCGTATCCAGCCCGCCGGATGTAATATCCAGCGGGGCAATGTAGGATATATCCATATTGTTATAGATCGGTATCCAGCGCCGGTAAGATAATCCGCCCGTTTTCGCGCTAGTGGGGGTCAGGGTCAGCTTCGGCCCAATCTTGCGGTTGCCTGCGTTGGTGATCGCCTGCGTCTGCCCGGTTGCTGTTACATTCCAGGTTGTGTCCGTCGCCGTGACGAGTTTCCAGTATGGATACTCGATCTGGAATAAGACCATGAATGAGTTTTTATTTGTCCCCTCATTCCGCACATCGCGCACAAAGCCGGTCACGTACCACTGCGTTCCGCTTGCTCCATTTTCCGCAATTAGGTTGTGGCGGGTGTTATCCTCAAAGTTGAAATACTGCTTGAGTAATTCCCGGTTTGTGTCTATGTTTTGCCCCGCTGCAATCCGCACCCGGATTATAAGAGATTGCGGGTCT